TTATCACTAGAATGCCAATATTCACCATTAAATTCTATTGCTTTTCTTACATCAGGTAAAAATATATCCAATTCAAGATGTCTACCAGACCAATAATTTTTACATATGGTTCTGTTATTTTCTAAAATTGAACCTGAATAAATAGTTTTAACATATTCAACTATTATCTTTTCTGGTTTTGAACTTTTGTTAATATACGAACATTTAGGGCACCCATATTTCTTAAATCTAAAATTTCCATAACTCATTTCAAAAATATGCCCATTCAAACATAATATTCTTAATTTAGTCAAAGCATTTTTATATTCTGTTGATAAAAGTTTATACCCAAAACTTTCTATATATTCTTTAACATAAATATATTTTAATCTAATACCGCCATTACATTCTGGGCATCTTTGGCCTCGTTGAAAGTTATTATATTTCATTTTAAATATATGACCTTTTGGGCATTGCAGTTCCAGTTTTGAAAGAGCATTTTTATAAACAGTTGATAATAATTTATATCCATCAATTTCAACATATTCTTTAACTTGATCTAATGTTTTCTTTTTAAGACCCGCGCATTCAGCACATCTATTACCAGTACTTTTAAAAGTATGAAAAGACATATTAAATAAATGGTTCTGAGGGCATTTTAATTTTAATATTTCTTTATTATTTACATATTCAGTTGATAAAAGTTTATACCCCCAACTTTCAATATAACTTCTAACTTCTTCTAATTTATATTTTATATTCATTTATTCTCACTTTTTATTATTTATACATATTTTAACATAATACCCAAAAATTGTCAATAAAAAAGGTGAGAAAAAATCTCACCTTTTATTATTTTTATTATCTACTCAAGCTTATTGAGGTAGATTATAACAACGCACATACTGATAGTAAAGGTTACTACCAAAGATGTGTTCATGGATTGCGTAACGACTCATCAAACCAACTGTTGGATGGAATGACTGTTCATATATGGTTTTGCTCACCATAAGTTGGACGTAGGGTAAATAAATGATGCCGGCATCATATTCTGATGGGCCTTTATATCCAACTGTCAAATAATCAACAGCCGCAAATGTATCTCTATATACCTGCAAACGACCATCTAAACTACCCATTTTTGCGATACCAGATGTAAGAACATTAATATCGTTATTTACTGGCCATACAATAAATGATGAAAGACCTTCAAGTGCTGCACATACATAAGGAGATGCTACAACAAAGTTACCAGCGCCTCTGCGTGTATTGACTGCGATTGCATTTGACTTTCTTACAATCATGTTATAAAGTGTACGATATTTCTCTGCCTGCCATCTACCATCTGCATCAACAGGACTATCATAATCCCAATCACCAGATACGGCAACTGTATTCATCTTATTAACAATTTCACGGTCAATTTCTGCCGTAATTTCGTATGCTAAAATGTCCATCATTTCTTCTTCCAGATCAAGACCGTGCATTGCTTTCAAATCCTGTGCAACTTCCAATGACCAACGGCTTCTCAATTTTCGTGTCTTTGCTTCTACCTGTGCTTTCTCAACTGTCATATTAACTTCTTTGATAGCTGTTCCTGCGCCAACACCCAAACCAATATCACCTGATATATTAGAACCCAAAAGTTCTCCAGCTGATGTTACATATGTACCAGTATATGTAGTATCAATTCTGTTGTATCCAGCTTCATCTGTAGGATAGTTAATACCATACTGACCATTGGCAGGGCCGTCACCAGTATAACTTGTACCTGGCTTAAATCTCAATGCGAATGCCAAACCAACAGGGCCTGTCATAGGCTGAACGCCAACGATGTCGTGGGCAATAAGTTCAGGGAAGGTACGGCGAACCATCGGAATAGCAATCTGATGGAAATCACCTGATGTAGCATAACCAGCATCTCTATTAAAACCTGTCTGTGTATAATCTCCACCTTCAGTAAGATACTTGTTTTCATTTTCTAGCATCAAGGCTGTTGCTTTAAGAATCTTCTGACTCTTAATCTTTCCACCCTCATTAAGAATTTCTCCCCACTTATCTACTAATGCTTTAATATCCATTATTTATTTTTCCTCCTAAATTGTTTCTTAATTTTTTAACTCTTACATTTATTTATTATTTTTCTTTAATCCTGCTACAATCTCAAAAAGTTCTTAGCCTAACTTAAAATTTGTTCTCTTTCAAAATCTTTACCCATTGTGCTTTAACTCTATTGAATGGACTATCATCTTCCTGAATTGTTGCTACTGGTTTTTCTTCAGTAGGAACTTCCATACTACCCTGACCTTCTTCTTCAGCAGGTACTATAGAATCAACAACGGGTTCCAAACTGGCACCACATTCAGGGCAAGTTTTAATACTCTTATCCTTCAAGATTGCGCCACAAGCTGTACAAATAAATTCTTCTGATGCAGCCTCTGGTTCTGGAAGTTCAGTTCCAACTGCTACTTCTTCTTTCAATACTGCTTCCATAACAATATCATACTTGCGATCAATTTCTTTCTTGTCTGTAATATCACCAAGAATACTTAGAACCTTAATCCTAGATGCTTCACTCAGACCATCACATTTCTTTCTCAAATAAAGATTAGATGCCATCTGCTTTGTATCATTTACCAATTCAGTGTTCTGCGAAATAAGTTCATTTGCCTTTGCTTTCAATTTGGTAATCTCTTCTTTGGCTTCTTTCAAAAGGGCTTTGGCTTCTTCATCTAAAACACCTTCATCAATACCAATACGAATCTTGAACTGTTCTACCAAATCGGTATACAATTCACCCTTTCTTGCATATTCCATAACCTTCTCTGGAATAGTAAGCTCCTGATCAAGAACGGAATCCACGAAATTTGAAAACTTTGAAGTAATATCCTTCTTATAATCTTCAAACTTTGTTTCATACTCTGTTACAAGTCTTTCCTTTTCTTCACCAAGAAGGGAATCAGCTCTTTCTCTTGCTTTAACATCAATTATAGAATCCAATTTTTCTTTAACTAATGTCTGCTGAGATTCATCAAGTTTCTCAACTCCAAGAATTTTTACGATTTCTTCTATTAACATTAATATCATCCTCCTAGTTTTGTTATTTTAAAAAGTTTCCTTTCTTATTTAAATAATTTTTTCTTTTTCTTCGGCTTTAATTCTGAGCATTCGTCAACTGAATATAAAGTTGACAAAATCATTTCTTTAAGTTCTGATTGATGCTCATCTAAAATTGAATCATCTAAACTTTCAAGAAGTTCTGTTATCTCATCTGATATATCATCTTCATCAACAGTATCATCATATTCTACTTCAGGTTCTGGAACATCTTCTACAGAACCCATACCAGAAAACCCATACATATCATAATCTTCTTTTAATAATTTTGATATTTTAGTTTCTACATTCATTGATTCATTCTCCTTAAAACTATTTATAAAGTTTTACTGATATTTTCTAATACTTGCCAAATTGTCTTGTAGTATTGAGATTTTGCTTCATTGATGTCTATAATAGGCTCAACAACAATTACAGGAGGATTAAAATCTCTACCTTCATATACACCTTTAATCCAAGAAGGATGATTAGACGGCTCGCCAACTAAATCCCAAGTAATTAGGCAATAGTCCTCATTTACATAACCATCTGATTCGTTTACTGTTCCAAGACCTCTTGAGCTAATACCCAAGTTACCTTCTCTAATCAATGTTTTAGCTATCTGTCCCATAGGTGTATCAATAACTTTTGCTTTACCGCAAATGTTATCGCCATCCCAACCCAATGATTCAATCATAATAGCAATTTTATCAAGGTTTATATCAGGTGAATTTCCTGTGAAAAATGAAACGCTATTTTCATTTCTAACATAAAAATTATGATTTTGAACCTCTATACAATAAACATAACCATCATATTCTTCCTTTTCTATTTTTAAAAATCTATCATCAGTATATATACCATTAGTAGATAAAATCTTTAAAAAATATAAAGGACTTTTATTTTCAGCTTTAATAATTCTATCTGCAAATTTATAATCAACTTTGCAATATTGAACAGTTTTTCTGGCAGATATACCACATTTAAAAGCAATTTCATGAAAATCATCTATTAATTTTTCTGAAGTAGAAAAAATATCTTTTTTACAATCTTCTTTTAAAAATCCTCTGCCATCACCAATACCAAACCAATATATCAACTCTTCAAGATATTTAGGTGACAACTCCTTAATAAAATCAGGAATATATTTATCATAACAAATACCTAAAGGTCTAAGAAAATTAGCTAATCTTCCATCATATAAACTAAAAGTTATTTTTCCATTATGATTATTTTCATGCCATTTCATTTCAATAGGAAATTCATTTAAAATATTTCTAATTAAATCTGCTTTCGCACCTTCATTTTGTGTTATATGAATGCCATTATTAAATTTCTTTGATACATTACCTTCTGCTAACCAAATGCCAAAAAATTTAATAAATGTCAGCATATCTATTTCAATATCAACATTATGTGTAAAATTAGACGGATATACTTTATCTAAACCTTTAAATAGTATGGTATCAAAATCTTTGCCATACCAAACACCCGTTTTAGGAATATATGATTTTCTAATAAGTCTTGTATCACATTCATCAATTTCTTTAGATGTTTTAAACATAGACTTATCATTCCTATTAAAAAGAAGATGCCTATGAGTTGGTGTAAAAGACATATCAATTTGCCTTCCTTTAAATCTATACATTAATCCTTTATAAGGAGCTTCTATTTTTTTATTTACTTTATGATATTCAATTTCTTTTGTATTTGGATTGAGAGTTGCAACCACATCATTTATATCAACATCCTTAATATATTTCCATCCATTAGAAGTAAGAATTTCATTATCACCAAAAATACATTCAGGGTGCCCAAGTTCTCCCCATAAGCACTTGCCATTAATTTTTTCTGTAATTTTATTTAATTCACGATCAAGTATATCTTTTCTATATTTTCGGCCATTACTATTCTGTATTTCAGCAGAACTGAATATACCTTCTATAAAAAGGTTTCCTGAATCATTTGAGGATACTTGAACATTTCTTGATAGTTCTGTTATAAGTTTCATATTATTACTCCTTATATCCTCTAGGAGAAAGACTATTTCCTGTAGATATAGTAGGTGTAGGAGTTACTACAGGTTCTACAATATCAGCACCATATCTTTCAGGATATGCATCTGCTACAATCTTCCATATATATTTTGATTTCATAGGAAAAGCATTAACAAGAGAAGCTACCATATCAAAAACATCTTTAAATCTTTGTGGCGTATTTGCTTTAGAAAGTCTATATGATATTCTTTTTAATCCTGTTGATATGCTTGATACTTCGGACTCTGCAAAACCACCTGCTTCATCAATAGATTCAGTATCTTCTACAAGGTGCTTTTCAATAATTGCATCAAGTTCTTTATCCATTCTATATCCTCCACGATACTATTTTTTCTTTAAAAGACGTTTTGCCTTCGGTTTTTTATCTTCAACATCAGTATTATTTATATCAATATCTACATTATCTTCAACTTTTACTACTTCTGGTGTTGTCAAAGGATTTTTTAGACCCAATTTATTCTGTATAAATTCATCTCTGGCAGTTCTTACAATCTTCTGTAACTTATCCTGTGCATCTACAAAATTATCAGCCTCAAAATCATCAAGTACACCCTTTATTTCATTTTCTTCCATTTTACATCCTCCACATTTATAAGTATTTTTCTAACAATATACCTAATCGTTTCTGTAGTATATCATATATTTTACTATCGTTTTTATTTTCTTCTGGTTTATTTGTCTTTTCGGGCTTCTTTTTAACTATCTTTTCAGTTCCATCTGGTTTTAAGATAATATCATTGTCATCATCATCACCATTTTTTATAATCATATCTGGTTCTTTATATGATTTATCTATATCCAAATCTTTTCTTTTACTATTATAACTTGCCGCACCACCTTGAGTTCTCACACCGCTCGGACGCCATATATATTTCCAATGTTTTATTTTATTTGTTCCTGTTTTATAATCATCTGTAGAAGTATGATATGCACCATCTTCAAAATGTTGATGATTATGCTCAATAACATCTAACCCATTAGATGTTATTAATAAATTTGAAAATCCAATCATACACATTAAACAAGCTGGGCCCTTCGTCATTGCAAGTTTAGCATTATCGCTACCTAAAATTTTTATAAGTTCGTCTTTATCTATATATTTCATCATATCTTCAACTGCTTTTACATCTAAACTATCTATTAATTTTCTTGATTTGGATAAATTACCATTTTTACTTGCAATTATTTCTTGCGTATCTTGTTTATGTTTTTTTATAAATTCACGAAATGCCTTTATATCTTTAATTGAACTCCCAAAACCACTATTTTTCATAAGTTCTTCATATTTAGAATCATCATCTATAAAATCATCACCAATACCTAATAAATGACCCGTTTTGCCAGGACTACTAGATAGCATTTTTCTTTTCTTTTCATCTGGATGGTATCTTTGATATTGAGCAGTTTCGCCAGGAAATCCATAATAGCCAAATTTACCACCAGCTAGACCATATTTTACACTTATTGCTGTAATTCTTTCTACTTTATTTGAGCCTTTACCTTCAGAAGATATTTTTAATTTATCACCACTAGGAAATGAACCATTTGCAGGTAAATAACATTCTTCCCCGTTAGCTATTTCAGTATCATAAAGAGCCATTTCAGCAAACTGTTTCATTACACCATTAGCAATATTTTCATCAAGATTATATAAACTAACTGCAGCATTAGAATATAAATCACCTATTGCCTTACTAGCCATTTCTGATGGAATATCATAGTCTTTTAATACCTTTTGTAAATCATTTGTAAGATTTTCAAAAGTAGTCACAACTTTAGGGTCTATTTTTCCAGCGTCAGCTAATCTTCTAGCAGCTTCTGTAGATTTAGTTAAAGCTGTATTTGAATTTATAGAATGTTCTAAATAAGCTTTTGAATTTATACCTTTTTCATTATCTAAAAGTAATCCATCAGAATCTACAGGCGCATATACACTTTTATATTTTGTTTCAAATGTATCAAATGGTGGTTTATCAAAAAGTTTTGCAACTTTTTCATCACTCTGAGAAGTTCTAATAGTATCTCTATCAAGTTCAGGTTTAGCCGTTGCACCTAATATACTAGCAGGATTTTTTTCTGTTTCTTGATATGAAAGGTCAACATCGTAATGATTAAAAAGATTTACATAATATTTGGAATATTTTTTTATACCCTTTCTAGTATTATCATGATCATCTTTTGATAATCTAGCATTATTTACATACAGTTCACCATTTTTATTTGTTTCCAAACCATATTCTAAAACTATTTCCTCAGCTCTTTTAATAGATTCATCTCTAGGAAGATTTGTTAAATCATCAACATCTTTAAAAAATCTCATATATACATTTTTATTTCTATCTTCCATAACATCATTTGACAGTATTAAATCTGTTGCTTGTTTACTAACTTGTGTAATATTAATTTCTCTACCATCTGCTGTTTTTATTACTGATCCAATAGTTTCTTCTGGTTTTTTCTCACCACCTGTTTCTTCTGGTTTTTTCTCACCAGTACCCTTAGGCAGTTCTTCAGTAGAACCACCAGTTTTTGATGCTTTATTTTCAGCATCTATAATTATTGCATCGGCATCTTTAGAAAGTTTTTTAGATATATTATTCCCTAATATATGATTAAACGCACCATGAAAACTTTTAATACTATCATATGATAAAGTAGAAAGTAATGATTTTATAGCACTTAAAATTGCTGATGCTGCCTTAGTCTGCACCTCTATATTATCTGGATTAGTTTCAATTATCTGAATTAATTGATGTGCTAACTTTGCACCCTTTTTAACTGAAGGATCACTTAAATCCGCCTTTACTTCGTTTATTAAATAATCTTTTACTTTCATTAGTTTTTCACCATTAAATATAGATTAGTTACCATACCATCAATTTTTGGCCCCAACATAGTAAATCCAAGTTTCTCAAGTCCTTTAATAGAAAACTTATTATCTATTCTAACTGTTGAAAATACACCACTACCTTTAACCTTATTTAACAATGCAGTATTTAACTGATGCATTATTCCTTTACTCTGATGTTCTGGTAATGTATAAGACCAACCCATTTCATATTTATAGTTCTTAGCTTCTTCAGGCGCCATTTCAAAAACAGTTTTGCTTCTATATGGTTTTTTAATAGCTGAAATGGCAATAACTTCATCATCTTTATAATAAAACCCTAAATAAACACCTTTCCCTTTTAAATCACCTTCAGATGGATAGGCTTGATCAGCGTCAATAACCATATCATAAAATATATCTAGCTCATCTTCTGTGCATTCTAATGGCTTCTTTATAACTATACCATTATTATTTTCTTCATTTAGAAAGGCTTGGTATCTCATGCTACACCGATGGGGGTGGAGGGCCTAAATTAGAATAATCAACTTCTTCTCCTTCACTACCTTCTTGCCCTCCACCTTCTTGGCCGCCCATTCCTTCTTCACCACCCATACCGCCGAACTCGTCAACTTCGGGAGCCAAGCCATATTCCTTATCAAGTTCAAATCCCTTTTTGTTTTCTTCTATATCTTCATCTGTCCATTTCAAGTATTTCTTTATCAAATAATACTTAGAAAACTCTGCATTATTTGAAAGTGCATTATAGTTAGCAAAACTCTGCTCCAAGAAACCTTGCTCCATCTGCTCATTATAATGTGAAGGTGGCGTCATAGTAATAGTTATATCGTCTATATCTAAATCATATTGTTTCTTTATACCTTTAAATTCAAGATGAAGTAAAAATAAATCCCTAAACTCTTTACAGAACATACCTTGCTGTCTTTCTAAAAATTTAGCCCATTTAATTTCATCCCTTGAAATCTCACCGGATTTTGAACCACCAAACAAAGTTTCACTAGTTGTATTGTTATTTTCATTTGCAACTCTTGAAAGAGGATACTTTAATGCTCTATAAAGTTTCTTTGCGAAATAATAAATATCATCTAGCTCAGTAAACCCAGCAGCATTACCACCACCAACTGTTTCAATAGATGAACCACGGCCATCGGCACTTACAGGCAGCCAAAAATTTTCTAAAATAGAAAGTACTTCAGGCTCTTGCGAAAGGCTACCTGTAGTTGGATCATAACTTTGTTTCTTTATATACTTTGATTTAATCTTCTCAACAAATTTCAATGCTTTATCTCTAGGCATATTTCCTGTATCAATTTTAAATACAAATCTTTCAGGCGCTCTAACTATACGATAAATAATAACAGATGTTTCAAGAAGTTTTAACTGATTATATGGCACTCTTGATTTTTCTAAATATCCAAAAATTTCATATTTAGTTCTTCCATAAATGCCATAATTAAAATAGCCAATCTGTTCTGGATTAAATACAACTATATCAGGTCTTTTTATAGCCTCATCCTTTGATGATGGCCTTTTAATATTAGTCGATAAATACTGATAAAAATTCAAAACTTTTCCCGTTCTTATATCATATTCAAAATCCATAGTTTCAGATGGTAAAACTCTTATATTAACAAGACCCTTTTTTATATTACCTTCTTGAATAATTCTTTCATAATAAATACGCCCATCAATTAAAAATCTTCTAAACATATCCCAAATCTTATCATTCATTTGTATTCTGTTATAAAATAACTCATGGAACTCTTCATATAAAATTTTCTTTATATTTTTATTCTTTTCTAATTTATCATTTGTAATTTGTAACTGAACACTATCTCCATTATCATTAACCTGCGTTGATTCATTTACAGCATCTTCTATAACATCGGCAATTTCAGGAGATTCAGCCATTTTTCTATATTCCATAATTCTTGAGACTTCATCTTCAAATGTTTTATTGATAAACCTGTTATAGAATTTATTAAAACCATCAAGACCTGTTGTACCATAGCCATTTATAAGAGCATAAACATCATCAATACCTTCACCAGTTGTTTTCTGTAACTGCTTCAAAGTAGATGTATCATTACCCTTCTTTTCAAATGCTTTTATGGCTTCATCTAATCGGCCATTTAATTCTCTATCTTTGCCATTAAAAAAATCATACCAAGCCATAAATTACTCCTTATTTTCTATTTCCAATTTTTCTTTAACATCAAGTATATTTAGTTGCCTTTTACGTTCTGAAACAAAATGTTCTAAATCTATACCAGAGTTCTTTCCAAGGACATTTGCTACGACTTGAACCCAAACTGTTTCATTCCTCAACTCTTCCTGTGATTTTTGAACGCCAACAAGTCTATTACTCAAGTCCTGTATCATCAAAAATGTTCTCTTTGGTGCACAATCAGAAACTAAAACTGGCTTACTACCTTGAGTTTCAGGAGGCATCCACCATGATTCCATATAATTCGGGCAATGACCATTATTCCAAAACTCGCACTTCTCTTTTACACAAGTATTTTCCATACAGTTTATTACTCCTTTATGATTTTTGAACTATAATACCAACATAAGCTTTTGGACGCCATAAACTAGTTTCATTACTAGAACTTGTTGCACCATGATTATGCGGTAAAGCAACACCGCCAGAACCACCAGATGGTGATGTTTTACCTATTGTTGGGGTTACACCAGCACTTCCACCATAAAACATATAACCATTTTCAGGAAGTAAAGGCGCAAGATAACTAGAATAAAATGGTATTGAATTCGTAGACGATAACGCAACCATTGCTGTTTTATTTGTCATTGATTCATTTGTAGCAGTAAAATGATAATGTGCTGGTAAATTCGTTTCGGTTAAAGTAAAATCACTTGTTGTATGTGTATGACCTGTAATAGTCCATGTTCCAGCTGATGTTCCACCTGCAACATTATATGCCTGTGTCCCACCTTTTACAGCTAATAAACCGTCAGAACAAGCAGTAAGAATCGTCCAACCAGTAGGTGCTGAATTTTCATATAACCAAAGTTTTCGACCTGAAGTAAAAAAATCATTTACAGTATCAAACATTGTTGTTGAAATAGTAACAGATGCTACACCAACATCAAGATCAAGGGTATCATCATATACTGTATGCCATTCAGATGCTAATATAATACCATCGCCTGCTATCAATTCAAGAGCATCATAAGGTGTTGTTGAACTCATAAGAACACCACCAGCAACAACACCAGAATATGCATTAGAACCTGTAAATGTAACAGATTTTGTAGAATCAACAGCTGTTACTCTAAGGCCATTATCACCTAAAAAATTAATGTCGTCTGATGAATTTTTTGCCAAAACACTTCCAAAATCAGTAGATACTTCGCCAAAACTATTACTACCTGTTATATACAGTTCTTTATTATATGGGACTGTACTAACTACAATACCATTTTCACCAGTAACAGTTAAAGTATTATTTGTAGATGTAGCTTCAATTGCAACACCAGATTGAGCTGAAATATACTTGAAAACATTTATAGGCAACGATACCCATTCGATAGCATTACCATAAAAAATATTCTGATCTTCTATAGAATACACAATTCTACCTTCATCTGTAGAAGTCCAACTTGGTAAAGACGCTAGACGTTCTAACCAAAAAATTCCATCCATATCTATTTCATGAAATTGCATATCTACATTTCTCCCTTATCTTTATATTTATTACAAAAAGATAATTTGTATACTTTATTTACGTTATTATAACTGGTGCATCTTTCCCTATGATTATACCTACATTAGAAAGAGGGCGCCAAGTATCAATATTACCACCAGAATTCGTTATACCATGGCTATGAACTGTAGTCGAGCCAATATTTGATGTTTTTCCAATAGTAGGTGTTATATCACTACCATATAGCATATAGCCATAATGAGGAGCCTCAGTAGTTGCGCCACAAGTAGAATAATCAGCACTATATGGAATAGAATTTAAATTTGTTAAAATTACATAACCATAAATACCAAAAGTACCAGTCATATAATCATGTGGTGGTATATGTCTACCTAGCAATGATTCATCAATACATACATAATGATAATGCGATGATATATTTTCTAATGTTAAAGTTGAATCACTTGTTGTATGGGTATGGCTATCTCTCATCCAAGTTCCAGCTCCGCTACCGCCAGCTGTATTATATGTTGTAGTAAATGATTGAAAATCTACTATTAAACATCTAACTATAACAATACCTGAACCACCTGAACCACCAAGAGTTCCAGAACCAAAACGACCGCCACCGCCACCGCCACCACCAGTATTAGCTAATGCACTTGAAGCAACTATTACACTACCAGCTCCGCCACCACCAATTCCGCCATAGCCACCACGACCAGAATACCATGCACCACCGCCACCCCCACCAGCATACCATCTAGCAGTACCATCATAAATAGTTGATGATAAACCAGCTCCTCCATCGCCACCAACATATTCAGTATAAACACCATTAGTATAATTTGCTGCCCCACCTACATTACCGGCGCCGCCGCCACCACCGCCATTTGCAGGATCAACATTATGATAATACCAACCACCAAGGCCACCATTATTTCCCTGCCCTAAAATACCTAATCCGCCAGTTGGATACCATTGATTACCACCGCCACCGCCACCACCGGAACCGCCAGATTTAGCATTTGGTGTACTTGTAGTAAAATTCCAACCACCACCACCGCCACCCCCAGTAGCAGAAATAGAACCAAAAGATGAATTGCCGCCATTAAAACCATTAGAAGTTGGATTAGTAGTAAGAGGCCCACCAGCACCGCCAGCACCTACAGTAACAGTTATAGGAACATTTACTGAAACGGGAACTGAAGTAGTATATACAAAACCACCAGCACCACCACCGCCACCACCAAACTGTCCGCCAGCACCGCCACCACCACCAGCCACAACAAGAACATCAACAACACCTGACATATTTTTAGGAGTAAATGTTCCAGAACTTGTAAATGTATGAATCATATACTGACCATATGTAGTAACTGTACCGCCAGTATTATTATAATTTATTATTGTAGAGCCTTTTACTGCCAATAAACCATCAATACAGGTATCTAAAATAGTCCAACCATTAGGTGCTACATCCTCATATAACCAGATTTTTCGTCCAATTTTTAAAAAATTATCAACGGTTCCAGTACCTATATCACTTATTGTAATGGCACCAACTTTAGGTGGTATTCTTTGTGTAAAATATCTTTTATCTATATAATCTTCTAAAACAAGATAACTATCATCAATATCAAAAGGTGGTGGTGGGACTGGTTCTGTAAAATTCCAACTTATATTAGCCATTTATTCTATCTCCATTTGTTATCCTAAACCAGCCACACCATTTATTCCACCAATATCTCTAGAATATATAGCACCATCAACTAATTCAACTGAAAGTGTAATATATAAAAAAAATTCAAATATCATCGTCATAGAATTTTGCAAACTGACAGTAGAATAATCTATAACAGCACCATCTATATCCAAATGTACTATATAATCAGAAAAACTACATGACATAAACATAAAATGTGGCCCTAAAGGAAAAGGAAAAAGAAAAGGAAATAGATCATTAATACTATTAGAACTCACATTAAAAACAAGCATCGCAGACAAACCTGTTGCACTTTCCACCATCGCCTGTCTATCTGACATTAAAGAATTTAAATAACCCGCCATGATTTCCAAATCATTAACACTTAAAGTATCAAAAGATATAGCTGGATGCCCATTTATAACATTTGTTTTATATACAGGCAATGAACTTAAACCTTCTATTGCTGTAAAATCAATAACTGTACCATATGAACTTTTATCTGTTATAGTAGTAACAGGATCACCATTATTTAAGGCGACACTATCAGCTCTAAGCCATAAAACTAAATCAGATACATCATCAGGTGTCCCAGTTACAGTATGAAGTTCATTTGAGAAACTTATATCACGGCCTTCTATAAAATTTATCTTATCAGCATATGTAATAGCATCCATATTTCCATAAGCCATATCTTCAGGTGTTTGCTGAATAATATTAGCAGTTAATGTAACTTTATCAACCCACATTAAATAACCAGAATTATTATATATATACCAAGAAGGTAATCCACCCCCTAATGGATAATCTACTCCTGAAGTACAAGTATAATATAAAGTATCATTAAGATAAAAGTTCATAGTTCTGCCAATAGATGTAAATTTCACTTTTACCCACTCATCTACAGGAAAATTATATAAAATCTCATCTGTAAATGATATACCAACTCTATCAACAATATCTACCTCTAAAGTATTAGAACCCGTTTCTATAAGAACATATGGAACACCATCTGTATAACTCAAAGCAACAAGACATTTACCCGAACCTGAAGAACCTGACCCACCCGCTGATCTAACATATTGTTCTAATGTTATATTATCGACATATGTAGGTAAAGCATATCTAACTAAACCCCCATTCTCAGGATGGCCTAAAACTAAAGAAGATGATCCAGAATAGTACTGACCTGTATCAATATTACCCTCACTACAAACATCTGGTGTATATCCATGAGATTCTTCAACCCAAGAAGAATCGCCATCAACACCTTCAAAATTTAATGTTAAAATTGACTCTATCGCTGTTGATGATGTATATGTTGTTCCAGCAACTTCTAATGCTGAATAACGATTTGGTTGTGAAAATCCAACACTACTAGACGAAGCATTAACTATATCTATACCATTCTCACCTATAAAATCTACTGAATCATTTCCACCATCTGCATTAACAGTACCACTATCTGTAGAAATTGTAGAAAATTCACTAGCACCTGAAATTATAATATTTGAATTTGCTGATGCGGATACTGTTGTTACACCATTATCACCAATAAAATACAATGAATCTTCAGAACCAACTGCGTCTATATAACTTACTGTATCACTCTGAACTTTTACTTTATTAAACGCTTCTAATGATAACATTACCCATTCAGTTGCAGAGGCAAAATACATATATTCACTTATTTCATCATATATTATTCGCCCCTCATCAGCAGAAGTATGAGCAGGTACACCATTAACTCTCTGTATCCAAAATTTCCCTTGCATATCAACTTCTTGATATTTCATATATATAAATCTCCAAACACTTGATCTTTCTTATATTTATTATAAAAAAATATTTTTCATATTTTGATTTACATATTCTGGCAATCTGTTATAATAAGTGCAACGGTCAGGCAAAAAGGAAAGTATATAATATAGCATAGTATTATGGTATTATACTTGATTAATTTATGTATTATTATATTGTTTATATACCTAATAATTTTTGTATTCTTGTGATAACCATTTTTATATCTATATTTCTTGTACATTCAAATTTTTTATTATGAGGGCAGAAGTTCCAGTTACCTCTATCTAGTGTAACATTTATATCATTCATACATCCATTACATACATCTCTATTTATAATCCTAATACAATCTTTCATTTCAACATATTCTTTTGTACTACCGGATATGATTACTACTTTTTTATCTAAACCCCATGCCAACCAAGCAGGGCCAGAACTAACACCTATAAAGAATTCACAATGTATAATGTTATTTATAGTTTCTTCTATGGACTTATTAGTTTTATCTATTATACTTCTTAACTTTGTACTTTCTTTACTGATTACTATAACTTTATAACCCAAAGAGTTAAGATAGTTTACTAGAACTTGCCAACCAGCTGAATTATTCCAATACTTCATTTGAAACGTAGAATGCTCTGCTATGCACACATACTTTTCCTTAATAGGCCTTCCAGTATCTATTTTAACTATATTTGGTTTAATTTCTTTATAGTCTAATCCCAAATAATCAGATGATACTTGTTGTAATGGTATTGACATCCAGTTATTTTTATTAGAATTATAATCATTATCTCTACAACCAACAATATAAGTTGCATAAAAATTAGATAGTGTATCAATTTTTATAAAGTTTAATTCTGGATAGTTATTTTCAAATAAGTGATTATGGAATGTACCAACATAAACCTTACAATTATGAATTTTTCTAAACTCCTCAACATATGGAAACCAAGCAATTGTATCGCCTAAAGATTTACTATCTAAAAGAATATATACAGACTTGTTTTCAGGATTAAAAATATATTCTTCAGTTATATTTTCGGTTTTGTTTTTTACTATTATTTTCCAGTTAGTATAGTATCTTCTATTACAAGCAATCCAAGTAATACTCTTTATATCTCCACCATGTTTTATATCACCTTCATGTACTATAAGTCCGGTATCATTGTCTATAAATTGAACATGATATTCACATTCATTTATACCTGTAATTTCAACTCTAGGTTTATCACTAAAAGTATATTCTATTTTGTTGCTACTTTTTATAAATCCCTTTGAATTAATTTCTTGCCAATTTTTACATATTATTTTATCATCATAAAACTTAAATGTTGCCTTATAAATTTTATCATCTGTTAAATCTAATATTTTTTTTATATTTGTTCCCACAATAACTACTTCTAATAAGCCTTCCCTTTCAAATTTTAAATATTTTATATCATCCTTTTTAACAATATCACTACCAGTTGCTACTACAACATCATCTTTTATATGTCTAACTATAAATTGATGTTCTTCATCTGACTTAAAGTTACATATAAAAAGTATAGCTTTATCATCATTTGTTTTTGATACTTCTATATTTACATTAAGTTCCTTTTTACCCTGATCTAACATACTTCTCTCAAACAGAATATCCTTTTTTATATTATAAGGGATAATATATGTATTTTTTAAGCAATCATTATATTTTAAAAATGTATAGAACCAGTTTTCAAATATATAATCATTAGGTTGATTTAATTTTTCACAGGCATCATCATCAACTTTAACATATTCAGACCAATTTCTAATATTATACTTTGAAAATAAATCATTCCAATATTTTAAATCAAAACTTAGGCAATTTGTTATGACACCCTTTTCTTTATCTGGTGGATATTTTTGTTCTACATCATATCTAAAACAAACAAGTTTTTTATTTTTATTTCTTTGCATTCCATATACATCTAAATACTTATCCAAATCAACATCTATATCATATTCTATAAAATGCCCATATGAATACAGATTTGATAAATATGTAATACCATTTGTCATATTTGTTAAAACTGTTACAGCATGATATTTATTTTCATATTGAGTAACAATTTTTAACTTTTTAGCAACTGTGAACCATTGATTTAAATTCCAATTTTCACTTAAAGGATTATTTTTGTCATATATTAAATAATCAACACTATTTATTATATCTTCAGGTAAAATATAATGAGTTGTAATAGCAATAGGTTTATTATATAACTTTAATTTTGATATTGTATTTCGTAATATATCCAACTTAAATTCTTCATCGGGATAAGTACTAAGTATAAATACATCATCTGAAAATTTTATATCCCTTTTTGTACATACCAATTTGAAACATTGTTGTGCGTGTGACCATATATCTTCAATACTTTCTATATGAAATCCAGCATCATTTACAAAATCTATAATAGAATCTTTAGTAAATCCGGTCTTATGATACTCACCCATATTATGTTGATTACCAAATATTGTATCCAATGGAAATTCTTCTTTTTCATATTGTAACCAATAATTTACACACCATTCAAAATTTGGAACTTCTAAAATTAATTTACCATTATATTTTAATACTCTATACCATTCTTTAAGAATATCTGAAATAAATCTTCTGCCGAAATGCTCTAGTAAATGCGATGAATTTAATACATCAATACTACAATCATCACAATTTAAATTAGTCGCATCCATTTGTATATCGCCTAAACCCTCAATTATATCGGCATTTATATATCCATTCAACTTATCTGTACCACAACCAATATTTAATTTAATTTCAGGTGGATATAATTTTTGATATAGTTCAGAAATATAACCTTCAGCGGTTTTTATAGCATCTTCCCATTTAAAATTTTCTTTTATCTTTTCAGCACCTATTAATGCCTTTTCTTTACACTCTTCATAATTTTTATATACATATCTCATAACCCGTTTCAAGTCATCAAAATCCGGTTCATCCCATTCGCCTGGTGTATCATCTGACATAAAAACATTTTGCGGCTTTCTATATTCCTTTGTTTTTACTACATGGGAAATCCCCTCCGCAAATTCTAACTGAGCACCATGAGAAGAACAAATAGTTGGAATACCGCAAGCAATAGCCTCGCCAAGAGGCAGATGCCAGCCCTCAGCTCTCGAACAACTTAAAAAAACATGGCCGGCTTTAAGATATTTTACATAATCTTCCCTAGATACAAAACCTATATCTTTAATTCTTTTATCAGTAAATCCATAAAATTTTAATCTTTCTTTTGTTGTTTTTAAATTATCAACAGCAAATGGATTATCAATAGAAACAATAAGATCAATTGGCTCATCAGATTTAAATTCTTCAAGAAATGCTTTAATCATTTCTGTTGTATATTTTCTATAATCCCATCGGCCAAAAATAATAAATTTAAATCTGTTATCTTTATATTCATTAGGTTTATCTTCCGATACAATATTAAAAATATCAAAATCAACACCTTCATGTACTACTCTAATTTTTTCTTCTGGATACCCCTGTTCAATAGTAACCCGTTTTTGCCATTCTGTTGGAACCCATAATTGATCAAATTCCAATAATTTATTAAAAAATGGTTCTTTTTGCCTAGTACTCTCCCATACATTATAAGCAATTTTTGGCCCATCATAATTTTCAAAGAAATAATAATGATTTGATTCCATTAAAACTATATTTAATAAAGACTTATTATGATCTCTTGTATAAGGAGTACCGATTTTATATGGTTCTCCTATCCATGTTTGTTCAATACACATATCTTTTTGTTCTTGTGTTAGATGGGTTAAATTTGGCGTGTGCGCAAAATTTCTTATTCTAGTAGGTATATTTTTATTTAATCTAGTAAAGAAATCTCTAGCATGATATGCATACCCTGTATGTGGTATGAAACTTGTATGGCCTAATATAGCATCAAATGTAGTTTTTTGATAATTAGAAAACATAAAATCCTCCAAACATATTTTATATTATTTATGTTTGGAGGATTGTTTTGTAAATTAGACCTTTTTATTTAAGTTAAAGAGATTTTTTATTGCGGGATTTTCTTGTATAATTGGCCTTATTCGTGTTCGTCCAGCCTCTGTTGCCACACCCTTAAAAACTGTATTAGCATATTCTGTAATCAGTTGCTCTGTTGTTTTTGGCGAAGCATTTCTTTCAGCAACTACACTTGCTCTCATATCGACAGGATTATCTCTAATACCTAATCTTCTTAAAATAAATCTACTTTGGCCTGATTTAATCAAAGTTTCCAATGCTGTTACTTGTTCATCTGTTAATGTGATTGTAATATCCATATCTATTTCTCCTATATTTTAATTTATAAATCTGGTAATATTTTTACAGGTGACATATAATTTTTTGGTGTATATTGAAATGTCAAACAATAATTAGCATTATTACCCCATGCCCATATTGAACCATCTAAACCATTTAAACCGGAAGAATAGTCCCTACCTGCATATATCTTTGTAAAACTCATACCACCAAGAACTGACGTTGGACTTGAATATGATGTTGTATTTCCAGTTCCTAATTGACCTGAACTATTATTACCCCATGCCCACGCAGTACCATCTGAACCTCTAATACCCAAAGAATGGCCACTACCAGCAGCTAATTGTGCCCAACTTATACCACCCTTAACAGATGTAGGTATTGAAGTATCATAATATGACCCACTAAAAAATCCTGAAGAATATGATGTTAATGTTCCAACATTACCTAATTGCCCATAACTATTGCTACCCCATGACCATGCTATACCATTAGAACCACTAATACCTAAAGAATGATAGCCCCCAGCTACTATCTGTTTCCAACTTATACTACCAGTAATAGAAACAGGGCTTGATACTGAAAGCATTGAGCGATCCGAATCAATTCCCAACTGTCCTAATGTATTATAACCCCATGCCCAACCTGTTCCATCCGAACCTCTAATACCTAATGTATGATCAGTGCCAAGAACTGTTTCTTTCCAACTTATACCACCAACAACAGAAACAGGACTTGAATATGAAGTTCTTGTATTATTTCCCAAATTTCCCAACGAATTATCACCCCATGCCCATGCTGTACCATCTGAACCACGAAGCCCTATACTAGTATCATCATTAGAAGAAACTTGTTTAAAACTTATTCCTCCAAGAACAGAAACAGGACTTGAATATGATATTATATTTCCATGACCTAATTGGCCAATATTGTTTCCACCCCATGCCCATGCTGAACCGTCCGAGCCTCTAATACCCAAAGAATGGTTAAAATATGGATATGTTCCCGCAACTCTAAGATCGGCACCAATAGCAATCTGCTTCCAACTTATATTTCCTAAAATTAATGTTGGATAATATTTACTAGTTATTGTACCATCACCTAACTGTCCAACATTATTAGTTCCCCACATCCATGCTGAACCATCCAAGCCACGAATGCCGCCAATATAATTACTAGCACCAAACATATCAGAAAAACTTATAATAGTTGTTACTAAAACCGGACTTGACTGATTTACATATAATGTCATATTATTTTTTTGTGTAGTTTGCTTATATGTATTATCTCCCCACAACCAAACTTTATTATCATAATATCCTATACCACCAATATTATTATACCCAACTTTCAAATCAGAGAAACTAACACTTCGTATTATTAAAGTAGGTGATAAACAATTTGTTAAATTACCAGTTCCTAACTGACCATTTGAATTAAGACCCCATGCATAACCAGTATTATTTAAACCATTTATTCCTACCGAAGAATAAAAAAATGTATCAATTTGTTTGAAACTTATACCACCTACAACAGAAACAGGGCTTGAATATTGTGTTGTATTATTAGTTCCTAACTGCCCATACCCATTATAACCCCATGCCCATGCTGATCCATCTAAACCACGGATACCTAAAGAATAAAAATTACCAGCAGATAATTGCGTAAAACTTATACCACCTACAACTGAAACAGGACTTGAATAACTTGTAGTATTATTAGTTCCTAATTGCCCATTATCATTACCACCCCATGTCCAAGCAGAGCCATCCAATCCCTTAATTCCTAGAGAATGATTATAACCAGCCGATATTTGTATAAAACTAATATTACCATGAACTGAAACTGGGCTAGAATATGATGTTGCATTACCCATACCTAATTGTCCAATACTATTAATACCCCATGCCCACGCAGTACCATCTAAACCATTAATGCCTAGAGAATGATACATACTAGTTGATAATTGCGACCAACTTATATTACTAGCAACTAGAGTTGGACTTGAATATGCTGCACTATCACCTATTCCTAAATAACCTTGACTTCCATATCCCCAGCCAAATCCTATTCCATCAGAACCACGAATACCTAAAGTATGAGAAGAATAAGTAGTAATAGAAGAAAAAATAATACCGCCCAAAACTAAAACTGGTGTTGTTTGATTAGTTATTGTACCATCACCCAACTGTCCGTAATCATTTTGGCCCCATGACCATAATTTACCAAAAGTATCTCTATAAAATACTGTACTATATCCAAGTTCTAAGAAATCCGTATAATCATTTACATATTCCTGTATATTAATAACTGATGCTTGAGAACCACCAAATAGTCTTGCTGTTGTACCATTTATATTTGTATTTGTACCTACCTGCTCTCCTATTCTAACTTTAAATGTAATAGTGTTTAATGATCTATTATTATAAACATACATTAAATGAGTCTGTTCCAAACCAGACGCTGAATACTTATTTCCTTGCCCTGAACACAATGCATATAAATCGGAATCTTTATATAATGCAGCATTTGTGGAATTTGATGTACCTGAATTAGACACATTCAAATATACTTCTATCAATAATTTACTATTAGTACTTTTAGGTGTATATATTTTTGTTAAAACTTCAAGTCCCATAGTATTTGTAGGTATATCAACTGTAGTTAAAGCAACACTTGTATTCGTATATACTATTGTATTACCACTTTGATGATTAACTAATAGACCAGATGTGCCAGAAGAGCCAGAAGTACCTGAGCTACCTGATGTTTTTGAACTACCTGATGTACCAGACGATCCAGAAGTACCTGAACTACCTGATGTTCCAGAAGAACCAGCAGAACCAGATGTGCCAGAAGAGCCAGAAGATCTTGATAAACCAGACGATCCAGAAGTACCTGAACTACCTGATGTTCCAGAAGAACCTCCACTTGTGCCTGAAATCTTTGAAGAACCAGATGTTCCTGAACTACCCGATGTTCCTGAACTACCCGATGTTCCTGAAGTTCCAGAAGAACCAGATGTACCATATAAACCTATTTCTACCCATTCTGCCATTATATTACTTCCTCTTAAATTAAATAACTAATACAGGGCTTGAATAATTTATCATATCACCTATTCCTAAATAACCTTGACTTCCATCACCCCATGCCCATGCTGTGCCATCAGAACCTCTAATACCATAAATATTATTATTATATCCAATATAAAGTTGTGTAAAACTTATGCCGCCTAAAACTGAAACAGGGCTTGATCTATCAATTGTGCTCCCATCACCCAAAACGCCATAATCAGAATTATATCCCCATGCCCATGCTGTGCCATCAGAACCTCTAATACC